AAGTGCGCAATGGCCGGAGCGTAAAGGGCAAACATTAGCCATTTGACACCAGGAAGAGCAATGACCGAAGCCTTGGCGGCGTTGGCGGCAGAGATCGCATTAAGCTGAGCGACAGCTACATCCTTATCAGCGCCTATCTTAGCAAGCTCTTCATTGCCGCGTTGGGATACCCACGCGGCAAGTGTGTTAGCCAGTCCGGGGACTAGGCCCAGCAGGGTCAGAAGCATTGGAGTTTCCTTGAGGCGGCAATCGTCGTAGTCTAGCTACGATAGTACATATAGCAATTGCCATGGTGTACGCCGGCAGATGCGCGGGCGGAACAAACTGCTGTAGCCCAACAGAGGTAGCCACGTCAGGGAACTCAACCATTGCCTGCATGACTACGCTAGCGACCACCAGCACAGAATGGAGGAGCAATGTGCTGCTGCCTCGTAACCACTTATTGAAGACGGTATTGAACATTACGTTACCTGATATGCGATTGAGGGGCAGGATTTGATGGAAATGCTTTCCGTGAACGTCGCAGACGTTTCGTCGGGCCATGTGCCATAGGTCGTGCTGTTGATGACCAGCGTGTTGAACTGCGTGTAGTGAGACCCAGGTAACCCCAATATATTTGCGTTATTGGTCGTACCTATAAACCAAGGGAAGAATGGATGATCATCATGGTCCACCTGGATGAATGTAGACTGCCCCGAGTTGTTTGACCACTCGAAAAAGTAGATGGTATCAGCGACAACGTTCACGGTTGGGCTAACCGCGCCGCTAAAGAAGCCAGTGCTCGTACAGCTAATATCGGCAGTATTGCCTAAGGCTGCCCCGGTAGGGCGTCTGCCGTCTGCCGTGGAGGCATAGATAGCAAACTGCATCTTGGTGCCACCAAGCGCCCCGGTGCAATACGCTCCCATCGCTTCGATGTTGATCGTACCGGTGAGCCCGAACATGCTCTTGGGGAACCATACCGGCATGAGGTAGATGACGCTACTATTCGTGCCTGTAAACCCGCTGTAGATGGCGTCCGTATCGTAAAGGGATGCGTATCCGTAGGGAATATACCATCTGCCACCGCCGGTAAGCCCTATGGGAGCGTTACCGCCGCTTGATGGACCAGTGGGACCTGTAGCGCCTGTGTTAGTGGCCGATCCGGCAGGGCCAGTATTACCAGTGGAACCAGTGCTGCCAGTAGGACCTGTAGGCCCAGTGTTGCCCGTAGCGCCCGTATTGGTAGCGGAGCCGGGACTGCCGGTAGGTCCTGTGTTACCGGTAACGCCTGTAGCACCCGTGGGGCCGGTCGCACCCGTAGCGCCCGTGTTACCTGTAGCACCCGTGTTAGTGGCTGCGCCGGGGGTACCAGTCGGTCCCGTGCTTCCGGTGGGGCCGGTAGCTCCCGTGCTTCCGGTAGGGCCTGTAGGGCCTGTAAAGCCTGTCGCACCCGTGTTGGTGGAAAACCCAGCCGGCCCGGTAGCACCCGTGGCGCCTGTGTTAGTAGCCGATCCAGCGGGACCTGTGTTCCCTGTACTACCTGTGTTACCGGTAACCCCGGTGGCTCCCGTGTTTCCGGTGGCTCCCGTGCTTCCGGTCGGGCCAGTAGCTCCGGTAGACCCAGTAGGCCCTGTGCTACCCGTATAACCAGTATAGCCGGTCGCCCCGGTAGCCCCCGTAAGCGAAGCGGAGCCAACGGGGCCTGTCGGCCCCACCACCCGCTGCGGCTGAGGTATCCACCAAACTTTAGAGACGGCCATCGTTCGTACCTTAAGTCGGCGGGCTTACAGAGGTCACAAGACCGGCCGTAATCGTCAACGACCCATTGTTACCACCGGAGGTAAGTTTTGCCAACGTAACGGTGGTAGTCACTCCACCAATCGGGCCAGTCGGCCCGGTGATACCAGTTGGCCCAGTTGCACCGAGCAAGCCTGCTGCCCCAGTCGGGCCTGTAGGGCCTGTAGCTCCTGTGTTAGTAGCTGAACCTGCAACCCCAGTAGGGCCAGTAGCACCTGTCGGTCCTGTAGCTCCTGTAGGTCCAGTTGCTCCTGTGTTAGCGGCTGTTCCGGCTGGGCCGGTGTTACCTGTGAAGCCTGTAGGCCCGGTAACTCCAGTTGCACCTGTGGCGCCGGTAGTTGAGACTGTACCTGGGGGGCCGGTATTGCCGGTTGGTCCGGTAGCTCCAGTGCCTTGGGGACCGAATGGCCCGGCAGGGCCAGTCGTACCAGGGCCTCCCGTAGGACCTGTCGCTCCTGTTGGTCCAGTCCCCGGCGGTCCCGTGAAACCAGTAGCTCCGGTATTGCTAGCGCTTCCAGCCGGTCCAGTAGGACCCGTATTCCCGGTTGCTCCTGTCGGCCCAGTTGGCCCCGGAACCGCGCTAGCTGCACCAGTAGCGCCAGTGGAACCGGTACTTCCTGTGTTTCCTGTACCACCAGTTGCTCCTGTAGAGACGGCAGAACCCGGCAAGCCCGTGTACCCGGTGCTACCAGTAGGACCGGTGCTACCGGTGGGACCCATCGACGGCCCGGTCGGGCCGGTCGGTCCTGGGGGACCTAGCGACCTTAACGGGATGGGTACCTGAACGGGGGCTACGCGGCCCATGATGCTTCCTTAAGGGTTCGAAGGGTAGCCGGTTGTTACATCAATCGCTAGTACCTGCGCAGAGGTCGTCGCCGCAGCTATAGCCGCTTTCTTGGTGCGATAGTTATTAGCACACGACGCTATAAAGGTTCCTACTTGTGTTCCAGTCAAAGTTGTAAGTGTCCCCCCGTCTATGAAGTTAACGAAGTTAAAGAAGGTAGACAGGAACGCAAAGTTGTCCGCCTGTCGCTGTGTCTTCCAATACGCTAGCGGCCAAGTGGCCTCGAACGTTGCATAGTCGGCATCGATCTGCGCTTGCGTTTTACCGGCTGCCTCTAGTTGTGTAACCGCGGGGTTTGCCTCTGATACGAAGAGGACCGTGCCATCTCTTTGGTATTGAATACTCATGGCACGCTCGCTACCTTAAACACGCCAAAGATACCGCTGGCTGCTGTGATGTCAGTGAACGTTGATCCTCCAAGATTAGCCCATGTACCAAATGCCTGGGTAACATTTCTGCCAACGATAGAGGCATTGCCGCCCGCATTGGCACCCGTTGTTGACCCAATCAATATGCCTATATAGCTATTATCAACATTGGGGCTTTGTACCTTGGCCGTGGAGTTATCGCTATTCCACGCCATCCAATACATGCCGGCCTCTAACTGTTGATTAGCCCCAAGCGGGCCACTCACAAAGACAGCCGTTGTGGTACTCAAGCTTGCCGTATGGTCAATTATATTAGCCGGTTGATGCTGACCGGATGCATCTACCGCATCGGTGTATAGGGCAAGCTGAACATTGCCACCAGAAAACAGCGTCGAAACCTTGACGCCCAGTTGCGAAATCGTCAACCGCTCCTTGAGAATGAATGGTGTAAGTTTTGTCGTTCCATTAGCAGCAGCATTACCTGTGGTATTATCACACGGCAGCATTCCATACCACTGTGCCCCGGAGTTGGCGACGTAGCCGGGATGATCATACGCAAGAACTGTCTCCCATACCGCCGCTCCAGTAGCGGCTGATCGGCAAACAAAGTGGCGTCCTGTACTGGTGTTAATGCCAGTAGAGCCGGCTGCGTAGCCCTGCGTGTTGTCGTTAGACGCGCCCGGATCGGATGTGGCAACATAAGTTAGAAGGCCGGGGCCGGTTGCACCTGTCGGCCCCGTTGCTCCCGTGTTACCTGTCGGGCCAGTGGGGCCGGTTGCGCCCGTATTAGTAGCGGAGCCAGGACTACCGGTAGGACCCGTGTTACCGGTCGGGCCAGTAGCACCTGTAGGTCCCGTGTTGCCAGTTGGACCGGTCGCGCCGATAGAGCCACCTGCACCAGCGGCACCGGTTGCCCCGGTACTACCTGTCGGGCCGGTAGGACCAGTAGCGCCAACAGAGCCACCTGCACCAGCGGCACCGGTTGCCCCGGTAGGACCAGTATTACCTGTGGGGCCAGTAGCGCCAACAGAACCGCCGGCACCTGCGGCACCGGTTGGACCGGTGTTACCAGTTGATCCAGTAGGACCGGTTGCGCCGGCAGCGCCGCCTGCCCCCGCAGCACCCGTTGGCCCTGTCGATCCCGTATTACCCGTGGGACCAGTTGCGCCAACAGAGCCGCCTGCACCAGCAGCACCCGTTGCCCCTGTTGGTCCCGTATTGCCAGTAGGACCAGTCGCACCAACAGAACCCCCTGCGCCCACGGCACCGGTAGGACCGGTGGGACCAGTAGCCCCTGCCCCTGTAGACCCAGTGTTGCCTGTGAAACCGGTGGAGCCGGTCGGACCGGTCGGACCAGTAGCTCCCGCTCCCGTAGGGCCAACACCAAAGGGGCCGGTAGCACCCGTGGCACCGGTAACCGAAGCCGTACGTATAGGCGTGACAAGAATAGCCGGCAAGTTAGCCGGCTGTATTACGGGAACTGATATGCGTGTTACAGCCACACTAGGTCCCCGTCATGGTTACGCCTGGGGTCCAGTCGATGTGACCGTACATTAAACCATCCACAACGCCCGTGCTGTTGTTTTGCATTACGAGATCATATCGCAGATCGTCGCGCTCGTTATTACCGAATGCGGCACGGAGAGTGATATCCGAGACGTTCATCGTGAGTATCCGGTTAACCGTATCAGATACTATGATGTTACCGAGCGCGGAGCTACACGTCAGAAGTACAGGGTTGCTGCCAATTGGTTCAGTGGTGACGTTAAGATAAAAAGTTGCACCGGTAAAATTCCAGGTAAAGTCAGACGGGTCCCCAAACTGGAACGTATCATCCCACCAAATATTACTTGAGAGAGCGATGTCAACGCGAGTTAGAGGGCGAAAGTCCACCTTACCACCTTTGCGAAGTGCCAACCGTGACTACAAAACCTTGTTGTGATTTCGTTCGCCATTGGTCGGGATATTGCCATGCCTGAGCGCCAACCGTGTTACCGCGCAACGCTCTTACCTTGCCGATGTTCACGCCCTGCCGAAACACGTTGTAATATAACTGCCCCATTTTTGCGTCGCTGTAGGGACGGTTTGCCTGGAGCTTGAGTTTACCCATAACGCCATGTATAAGCCAGTGCTGATAAGTATCCACCAACCACCAAGGAGCTTCGGGCAGCTTACCTAGCGAGGGCTTAGCGACCGTCTTTACACAGGTTGCATATACCAACAATGTGCCGTTGGGGTTTGTGGGTTGGGCTGGCGGCCACTGTATCCGCATGATGGGCGGAGTGGGCATGTCGGCAGAGATCGGGAATGTATTAAAATCAACCACGCCGGCAAGGGCAATGATTACCCCTACGGGAAAAGCATCACCAATGCTCATCGGGTTGCCGGCCGATAGGTAGTAGTACTGCGTGGATGGAAGTAGCTGTCCGGGGATTGTCTCAAGCCACGTCCATGTATCATTGAAAAACTCATGCAACGTATCGTACAAAACTTCCCGCACCATGGCATCGCTGGCGCCGGACATTTCCAATCGGATGCGATTGTACAACTTCCCCATGTGTGTATCTTGATCGGCAGGCCCGGTGGGCGCCGTAGCGCCGGACACGCCGAAAAACGCGGGGCCAGTTACCGCGCCGGTAACCCCGAGGAAGGGGGCCGATCCAGTCGGGCCACCCTTCCATTGCTGCCAGTATTGAGGGTGATCAGACATTATGGGCCTCTAGGCGGCGTTTTGCCTTTTGAGCCGCGCACCTCGGTAAGCATGTTCTCGAATGTAGTTCGAAAATCGTTAGCGGCCTCGTCCTGGATATCTTCTTGGTCGCGGGCTAGTGCGTGGGCACCAATGCCATAAACAATAGCGGTGCGGAATTGTTGCTCAATCGGAACCCATTGCGTCCACGTTGGGTTATCATCGTCATCTGCATTGCCATCCGTACCGGGCACCAGCACGCTCATAGCGTCATTCCAATCGTAGCTGGGCACTTGATCTAAGTTATCCCATAGCAGGTCCGGCCGGATGCGGCGCACCTCTAGCAGGGCAAGATTTAGCGCGGCGACCAGAGAGATAGTGGAGTACCTGTACGGAACTATGCGGTCCTGTAAAAGTACCCTAGCATCGGAAATGTAATCGCCTACCGTATCGAAGGTCATACGGCCATATACGCCAGCAAGGCTTTAATTTCTATTAATGAAGCATCCCTTTTCAAGGTGTTCGCTCGATAGGAAATTACAAAGACGTTACCGGGTGTGTACCCCAGGGTGTTATCTCTACGATCCAGGGTTGGGATGTTATCTAAGCCCTTGCGCGACCCGCGCGGCGTTTTATTGTAATCTAGTTCAAATCCTAAGATTGGGCAGTGGGTGGGCCACTCAACATCGTTGGCGGTTAGGGCAAAGGGAATACCACGCTTCTTCGCGCGGGACTTAGCTAGAAAAAGTAAGTGTCTTTTTGGGTGTTTGTTCTTCCACCGCTGCACATATTTGGTGCTGTTGGCGATATGTGGCACTACACTCCCCAAAAATAAAGAAGCGACATGGGGTTACCACGTCGCTTCTCATTTTGCAACCCCCTAAGTTAACACTAGGCACCAGGGGTTACGTAGGCTTGCACGAGGGCCTTGCCATCCACAACCTGATATCCATAGACCTGGAGCCCACGGAGAACCTGACCGAAAGTCAACTCAGATCGCAGGGTCTCAACCTTGCTAATCTGGGAAGCGAACGTCAGCCCATGCGCATGGCCAGCGAAGATTGGCCACTCACCCGGCTGGAAGTTCACATTGTCCGAAGAGTTGTTCGGCAGGAGGTTGCTGATGTAGATCGTGAACCGATCCACCATGCCGAGGCGCCCGTTGCGGAGCATGGACACGCTGTCGCCAGACAGGTAGGCTTGGCGAAGTTCCGACTGCTTGATCATGCGGCCGGCCCATGCTGGCATTACGACCCAGCGCCCAACCTCCGGGATGTTCTGCTCATCGAGCACTTGCCCGGCGCGCATCAACACATCCAGAAGTTCGACCTGACCAGCGGTAGGATCGCGAGGCACCACCGGGAGCGGAACACCGGTTGCACCGAGGTTCACGTTTGCGGTGATTACACCAGCGGCAGTGCCCTTGTTGGCGGCGGCCATCTGGCCCACGATGCCATCAAGAACATCCTGATCGACGGTGATCTTAAGCTGCTGGGCAGCGTCGTCGGCCCAGATAGACAGGATGTTCAAGTCCGACTGGACTTCCATAACATCGTCGAGGATCAACGAGAAGTACTTGCCATTGCCGATATATAGCTCTACGGTTCCGCCGGACGGGCGGTCAAGGGCAAGGAGTTCATCAGCCGCATAGTTGCGGATGGTGATGGTCGGCTTGGTTCTGATCTTAACGCGGTCGCCCTTGTTTTTGATCTCGCCTTCGTAGTCGGTCAACTACCGCCGTGAACCCTTACGGGTGTGCAGCGTCCCACTGTCGCTTGCGCCTCTCTGCCCCAGGCCCCATAAACGACGGCACATCACGCACCGTAGCTAGGAACTTAGGCACATCAGCGCCCGGACCACTCAGCCTGTGCGGGCCAGAACGGAGCGCGTACAACCCTTTCTGAATACGCTCGCCATCACGAAAATGGCCCATCTTTGCGCATCCAAGCAGGAAATAAATCTCGTCGGTCTTGAGCACCATATGCTTGGCCACACCAAACTTATCGGCCTCAAAAACTGATCTGATCTTCGACGGTACCATGGAAAGAACCCACGTCACCATCTTCGTACCTACGGGCGTAACAAACTCCTGCACGGAACCTCCGAAGGCTTTGCAAAGCAAGTCACAACCTGCCCGCTCTACCTCTTCATCCGTAACCGACACGATAGCTTGACCAGCCATCCCCCTCGGAATACGAACATCGAATGATCCGTTCCCATCAATATACCCGGCTACCCATTTCCGTGTTGGCCGTACCGGAACCGGCGAGCGTCTTGCTGCGTCGAATTGCGCGGTACCGGCAGTAACGTCCATGATCTTACCGTTCATATCAATGGCTGCTTCAGCAAGGTTTCTCTTGTTTACCAGGAACTTTTTAAGCCGCATAAGAACCCCAGCAGCTTTTGTTCCGGCAACCCTCCAGTAATGCGTTCCACTTGGAGATGTACTTAAGTTACCCCAAGTACCACGCACGCTAGGAGGTGACAAACTGTCGGCAACCAATCGCATAAATGATTGGTCGGGAGTTTTCTGGTCGAACCGTACAACCGCATAACAACGCTGCGGCCCAGTTCCATCCCAGTTCTTCCTTCGCATCGGCGGGTTCCACATCAGTTGAATACTACCGTCGCTGTCCAACAAGCCTGCAAGATACTTCTCACTGAGCATTTCTGTTCCCTCTGGTTCGGTACTAGCCAATATGGCCAATACTGTTCCAGTTGTCAAGGTCCAGAATTACTCTAACACCGGTTAATTAGAGATCGCGGCGAGCACAGTGCTCGCGTAGAACTTCTCTACCAGCTTACCACTCCAGATTTCAGGAATAAATCCCGTGGCTTGCAAGGTGTTAGCCGTGCCGCCTGCGGGGTAGATTGACGTTCCTAATGCCGGGGCAATAGGAAATGCGCCACTCGGGATACCCATGTTAAAGGCTCTCTCTATTGGGGAGCCTTTACATTTCCTAGTTAAAGGCTCCGCGGGTTAACGAACACGCCCGGCTCGCTGGCACTCGAAGATGATAGCCTCGTCATTGAGGCGATCTTGCTCCCGACCCGCGTACACCTGACGGCGTACGTTGTCGTAGTACTGCGCGATTTGGGCTCTGGTGATCCAGATGGGTTCGCTAGCGGGCGCGTTCGGCTGGTTGCCTACAGCCGGCTTAGCGTGGCCTGGGGCGGCGAGCGTGTTAAGCTCGACTGCTGCTACACGAGGCGGGGTTGATTGCGCCGGCTCGCTTTGCGGCAGAAATTCCGTCTGTCCCGTGGCCTCTTCCTCTGCGAGGAAGCCTCTGAAGAATGCGACTACACGGTCAGATTGTCCTGAGCGATATGCCTCATTCAACATCTCGTTGCGTAATCGTCCCGAGTAAACATCTCGTAAACGAAGCCAATTTTTCCAACGCGGGTTCGCGTTGATTATACTCCAGTTTGGCACCTGGGCATCCAGGCTAGCCTCCATGGAGGTCGCAGTGGTGCGGCTAAGCTGCCTGCGAAGGTCTTCATTCTGCCGCTGTAATGCCGTCAGTTGGGGCGAAACAGCCTGCATGGCGGCACGTTGGGCAGCATTCAGAAAGTCCTCGCCATACGTGTCCACGTCTTCCTTGGTGAGGAACTTTTGAACAGGCGGCAAAGGCTGCTGCTGCTGTGGTTGCGGAGATTGTTGCGGAGATTGTGGGGGCACGGGCGGCGCACGGTTTTGCCATGCAACTAGCTCCGTGCCCATCTCGCTAAGATGCCCCTGAAGAGTTTGGATTTGGTCCTGGGACTGGCGAAAGCGGCCTTCCATTGATTTGGCGTGTTGCTGCCACTTTGCCACGTCCCAATCGGACCTATCGCTTACCGGGGCGGTAACTTTAGGCGGCTCCGGGGTAGGAGCGGGTGCGGGGGCTGTAATAGGTTCTGGTGTGGGGGCGGGAGTAGGTTCTGGCGTAGCCGGTGCCGGCGGCTGGTATGTCTGCTGGTGAATTGCGTCGGCCGCTTCGGCCGCTGCCTTAACCGCGGGAGGGATTTTGACGTTAGGGTCCGCAGGGAGTTGCGGCATACCCTTAGCGTCCACCGTTACTGTGGTAGGCTCAGCCATATTACTTTCCTTCACGGCTACGGCTTACGGCGTAGGCGCTCGTGGGTGGACATCAAGATTGGTGAACGCCTGAAGCAGGGCTTTACAAGCCTGCGCACGGCCTTTCACTGTCATGATTTCCGTTGCATCCGCCTCTATCACTGCGTCCACGGTCTCGGCGGTATAAACCCGGAACATTTCAATGAACCTCTGCCATTCCTCAGGCGCTCTTGCGCGTAGGTGCCGGCAGGGCTCAAAAAAATCATATGACTTCATACAGTGCCCATATCGCTCCCGGCCATGCTATCCATGGGGGCAGGGGCGCCGCCGGGTTGCGGGGGAGGCATTGGCATGGGTGTTTGCTTGGCATAATCGTTGGGACTAGGAGCACCGGCCATAAGCCCACCCGGCTTCGGCTGGGGCGGGAAAGGTCGAGCGCCCTTGCCCTGATGCTTCACAACCTGAGTGCCCTTATGCTGGGCAGGGGAAGCTAGGTGCTTCTTGAAGGGGCCGGGGATAACAGCCATTAGCTTTCTCCAGTGAGACCGGTCTGTGCAAAGTTGCTCTTCTGCCCTTCGGCCATGCCAAGGGGTTGCTCAGAGCCCATCTCAGGCTTGGCGTAATCGCGCCGGGTGACCGATACGTGGGGGAAGTTAGTCGGAGGGCGCACAGACTTCTGGAAGCGTACGCCGCCCAAGTTACTAGCACGGCCACCACCAGTGCTGATGCGGGGTGCCCCTTTGACGCCGAAGGCCATTAGCGTGCCGAAGTAATGCCGGCCTGCGCAGCCTGCGACGGGGCATACCCGAACATCTTGCTAGAGCCACCCTTGGCGAACTTATCGCCGGGAGCGCCACCCTCAATGTCGTGCGCGGTGCAGCCGGGCTCTTGCTCGCCTGCGGCCTGCTCGCCAAACATCTTGGTGTTGCCACCCTTAGCGAACGTCTCATCACTCCCGCCACCGTTGTTGGACGAGATGCTGGACGCCTCGCTAGTGCGATTGGTCTTGCCCTTCGGGAGACTGTATCCTTTGGCGCCGCCCTTGGAACCAGAGCCAGAGTGAACGTTATCACCCTCGCCGTAGCCGCCTTCGCCGCCCTTACCTTTAGCCATGAAAAAAGCCCTCTACCTGTGTTGAAGGAGATATACCTTCCACAGGTAGAGGGCTAAAGTTAAAGAATTATCAACCGCCAGGAACGTTGTTGTCTTCGTGCTCGACCACGAATAGCCACTCATAAGGCTGAACCTTGGGTCCCCAGCCATCGTGTATTTGGATCGTTTGGTAGCTATAGCCAGGAGGCACGGCGTCGATAAGCGGCTTGAAGTCTACATCGGGGCCAGTACCCAAATCCTCAATGATGTAGTATCCCCAGCTTGATAGGAACGGCAGAAGCGTCTTCATAGACGTGACTTGGTGCTCGCGGATATGGGAGCCGTCATCAATAATCAGGTCGAAGGTAGGCCGATCTGCAACAGCGCGCATGACCTTGTAAAGGTCCTGCGGATTGTTCTGGTCCGCGGCGTAACAGGAGATGCGGTCAGTATCATGTACTAGGCACTTGGCATCGCTATCTAGTCCCACGATCTTTGCATTGGGGAAGTACTCCTCCCACATTCGCAAGCTGCTTCCGGCATTGATGCCTATCTCCAGCACATGCCGTACCAAGTCGCGCTCTTCGCGGAATAGCTCATCGTAGAACTCGCAGTAATTATGATTGGTATCGCTGTCGCCCCCGCCGTAGCGGAAGTGCTGGCCGCCCTTATCGGTTTCATACTTGCGAGCGAGTTCGTCTAGGTAGGTCATCTTGCGCATCACATGCTCCTGCTAATTGGGTTTCTCTTGGGTAGAACAAAGCTCTCGTCCTTGCGTCCGCGTTCAAGGGTGCTTCGCAAAGGTAATATACGGCAATCGACTTGCGGTACTTACCGGGGGGCAAGTTTAGCGGCCGGCTCATACCGTGCCACGAGTTCTGCGTGGTATCAAATATAATAGCGCGGTTGAATATAGGCGCTATCTCTTTGGTTAGTACACCCGGCTTGCCGCCCGCATCCGACCACAAACCAAGGTGCCCACCCCACTCTTCTTGGTAGTCTTCGGTGAGGTATACGATAATGTTTAACTTGCGTTGGAGCCCCAGCTTGGGGTGACAAGAATAATCTAGATGGGGGTTCAAATTGCCCCCTTGGCCGTGAATATGCCAACCGCCGCCATGTAGGCCCATGTCTGGGAATAACCGCACACCGGTCATATGATACAGGGCGTCCAGCATGTCCTTGGAATACATATACGTAAGAAACCTGTACGTGGTTGCTGGAAACTTAAGCCAGTCGTTGCACGCCTTCTTGTTCTCTATGGCGTTGTCATAGAAATGCCAACATGGGTCGTTGTAGTCCGGGAACTCCTCGGCAAGCTTGAGCGCCACCGATGGCGTAACAAATACATCCGATCCCACATTGCGAAACGGCTTACCTTCCATGTAGGCGTATCGACACTGATACTTGATCTTGTTCAAAGACAGCATCATAGAAGCTCATCCGTGGGATAGTTGGTGAATTGGGTATAACCGTATTCGCCTTGATAAAAACGAAACGGAAGCTCATCCCTAGCCTCTACCAGTCCCCATATAGTCAAGTCGAGGGGGATAGTCTTAGTACGCATCACGAACTTACGAAGCTCCTTCTTATATAGATCGTCTAATTTGGGAAGCCACTGCTTCGGCCAGATATGTACCGACCCGCAAAAACGCCAATGGTTACCAACATCCTGTACAGGATATCTCGGCAGGATGCCGGGGAACGGGATGGTGTTCTTTGGCGGGTTCTTGTATATCTTCTCGAACAACTCGCCAATATGCTTGTCTTCTACCTGTTCACCGCGCCACGCCCCCTGCTTAAGGACGCCGGTATCCAACCAAACCCACACGTCTACATCCGGGTCTTCCACCGCTGCCATGCGTGCCCAGGTAAGTCGCTGGTGCTGGATATAATTACACCGGGCGTGGTCCACGGTGTTCGTAAACCTGTCCGGCGGCGTAACGGAGTTAGGGGTGACGACACGAGGGTAGAACTCGCGAACAGCCCAGCATTCCTCGAATGGATAGTTATCGAAGTATCTAAGAGGAACCACGCGCGCCATGCGCGCTGCCAGTTCGTTAAACTTGTCATGATCTAAACAGGCGGCCTGTTCTGCTGCTGGGGTGAACCCAAGCGGACTGAACCCACACACTCCTTTAACCCGCATCGTTAACTCCTCACGGCGCTTTTGTAAACATAGTCTCGTTATGGTCTGCTTGATACCAGATCATAGGCACTTGATCAAGTAATTCCAACCGGGCTAGCGTGTTTACTTCCCAGTCCAAATGCCTAGTCTTTGCCAGTCTGTCAAACACCGTAGAGAACGCCATCGTGCAAAATGGCTTGACCAGCGAACGCGGTACCACCATGAGGCCACCACAGAAGCGCCAGCAAGGATGATCCGTGGGAACCTCTTGCCTCTTGGGCCAGCATCCCGGTAAGGTGACCACACCATAATCAACTACTCTCTTTAGAAAATCGGTTATTACCGCCGCGGTAACTCCCGGTACATGTAGGATACCGTAGTCAATCCACACAAGCGGGCCAACTTGATCCGTGTGCGTATCCAAGGCTTGCCATAGCCATATAAACTTTTGATGCATGACGCAGTGATAAGCAAGCGTGTTCTTCGCCGGATTATCAGCTACGGCATGGGTTTCAACACGATCACTGGCTACCTGATACAGGAAGGTTTCTTCTACCGTACCTCCTCCAACGATCATCGGAAAGCCGGCAGCACTAACTATATCCTCTAGCTGAGCCCCAAGAGCCTTATAGTCGGCAGCGGCGCGGGGATGGTTAGGGATGTCTATGTAGCCGGATACAACTAGTGGTCCCATAGCAACTTAAACACCTGATGCTCCGGTACGGTGGCTAGCCATGCCTCTCGGTCAATCACGCCGAAAGATATGATGATATTGTCATCAAGTTGAGCAAGGCCAGCGGCGAACTCGATTTGGCGGTCAAAGAAGACGAATGGCTTGGTTATCCTTTTAAGCTCATACCGATGGTCAAACAAACAGAACCGGTGTTGGTAGTACCGCTTGCCGTTAGTGGGGTCCGGCCTCGCCTCGTGTATAATACCAAGCCAGCCACCATCAAAGCGGATAAGCTGGCCACCTCCGCTAAACTGATCGGTAGCCTTCAGCGGGGGGTGAGTTGTAAGAAAATTCCCAAGGCGATCAATAACAACCCCAGGGCGATACATAAACCGGAGATGACCCACTCCATCAACGAACGGCATCCAGTTTTTTTCATGGCTCTTCGGCAACGGCTCTATGCGAGACCAGTCAGTTACCTCACCGGTCTCTGGGTTAAGCTTCATCAGGAATTGCTCACGCCACGCATGAGGGTTCTGCTCCAACACACATCCGTTAGCCCACCACGCATCTTGCAATCTGAATAGCCTCATATCCTCCACGTCAAGGATATCCTTGAACACGGGCTCCGGGAAGCCTGTCGGCCGTTGCAATTCTACAGCCTTAGTGAGGTGCAAGTCATTGTCAAAATCAGCAAACCAGTTAGTGGTCCTGATTGCTGGCGTGCCATTATAATCGTAGGTACCATCGGGGCGAATACGATAAGAAACCGTTCTCACGATTGCATGTACTTTACCATCAAAAACGGCAACGGAGGGGTTAGAATTTACATATTTACTGTCGGGGTTAACCTCCGGTATGTGGTACGTTTTGAAGTCCGGACAATAATGTCCGAGTGGCCGCAAATACCAATATAGGTTTCTACGTGCACCCTCTCGGTGAAATGGCGGCACCTCCAAGTCAAGGGCCATCCTATCACATGCATCTAGCCCTTCATCAAATGTATCGCTCTTATACGCTCCTAGGATGCTCTTCTCCTCATCAAACCCCCAATCATATTGCCACTGTTCAACAAATAGCACATCGCCCGGCATCTTGACTTTAGAACCGGCCTGCGCAAATAGCATAGCTACGTGCTGCTGATCCTTTTTCTCCCGGTAGTGTCGTGCAAGCGAGTAGATGGTTTCAGCCCGAACTGGGCGCGCATTATACGCTTCCAACATGCTCGCGATATACTTCTCCTCCTGTCCCATGTTCCTGAAGCAGTAGGCGAGTTGCATTCTGGAATACCAAACTTCTTCGTCCCATCCCCCAACTTCGATACGTTTTGCATAGAGCTTGGCCGCCTCTTCATTCATCCCTCTGTCTCGGTAGGTGTTAGCCAGATAGAACAGTGTGCGAGCGTCATCGGGATGCTCTTTGAGGTATCCTTCAAGTAATCTAGTATCTCGTTCAAACTTGTCGCCGCGATTGCTGCCTGTAGCGTGATCTCTAAACCACCACACGTCCCCTGGCAATTTAGCGTGATCGTCGGACCCGATGTACTCATGCGTCACTCCCCAATAGCGCGCGTCAGAACCATGTCGAAGAAGTCTTGTGTTATGGTAAGCTATCCCGCCTTGCCGCTGCAAAAGCGTATAGGTCTCCTTCGTAAGGGGTGGAAGAGGGCCTTCTGTCACCAGTTCCATGTCGGCATCAGCAAATAAAATATAGTCAATACCGTGGACTGTCTGTGCACGCGCGAGGGCTTCATTACGCGCCTGGGCAAAATCTATAAACGGTCCCTCGTCCACCCAGACGTTTATGCCACGTTCCCTAAAAAACTTCCGGCAGAAGTCCTGAGTTCCGTCTGTTGATCCGGTGTCAAAAATTACCGCGGCGGTAATGTGGGGAGCGACACTTTCAAAAAGGCGAGGCAGGTTCGCCATTTCTGACTTAACAATCATGTTAAGGCATAACTTCGGCTGCATTCGGGAGATTTCCTAGTGTAGGGTCCCACTACCAATAGAAACGTCGGCACCTGTTGTCAAGTGCCGACGTACGCTTCCCCCATCTATTCAGGTATTACCCTGTGCTGATCTGGAACGTCCCTTGGATGCAGTTGGACGCATCCGACGTTCCTGGCGTTGCGGTGGTACCAGCTGGCGAACCATCGAACTCGTTAAAGTTGGGGGTGTTATACAGCGTGGAGAACCATACCGCGTTGTTGACGTGCGGGTCATAGAACGGCACGACAAAGAGGCCACCAGTGGGACCCGTCATGGTTAGCTGGCTGGGGTTAGCCTGTTCGTTGAATATTGGGATACCAGCCCCAGTGTATCCACCCACCGCCGCTGCGAATGCACCATATACGCCCGGTCCTGTTGCACCAGTGGCCCCAGTAGGGCCTGTTTTGCCCGTGTTCCCGGTTGCTAGACCAGGACCCGTGACACCTGTTACACCAGTAGGACCGGTCGATACGGCAACCCCGCCGCCGGTTGCACCAGACTTTCCGGGCATGCCCGTAGCGCCGGTATCAGCATTTCTACCCGTGACACCAGTGTAGCCGGTGAGGCCGGTGTTACCCTGCACATTAGAAGGGCCTGTCGGGCCTTGGGGTCCAACGGGTCCAATACTTCCCACCACCCCGGTAGGGCCGGTAGCGCCACGAGGACCGGCCGGTCCTCCGCTGATGCCTGTAGGGCCGGTAGAGCCGGTAATTCCCGTAAAGCCTGTCTTTCCGACAGGTCCTTGGAAACCCGCACCGGTAGGACCAGTCACGCCAGTCTTACCAGTGGCTCCGCCGACCCCCACGAACCCGGCGGTGTTACCGCCCAGGTTAACTAAGTCCACAACCTGCTTAAGTGTGATGCGGATCGCGTCGAGGCTCTGATAGTTCCGGGGGGAGGGAATACCAGGGCCACCGCGTGTACCAGTAGCGGCCATTTAGTTTCTCCCTTAACCCGCGGACACCACCAAGGTACCGCTGCTGTTCCAAACCGCCCCGAAGATGTGGGGGTCGGCTGTCGGGGCGACGAAGAGCCAGTTGGCGCCTGCCGCTCCAGTGTTACCAGTTGCTCCGGTGTACCCGGTCGGGCCAGTGCCAGACCCAGGGCCGGCGGGGCCAGTCGGGCCAGTATTGCCCGTGTTGCCCGTTAGAGCCCCCGTAGGGCCTTGCGGGCCGGTCGGGCCAGTAGGACCAGTGGTTCCCGTTCCAGGCGCCCCAGCCGAGCCTGTAGGCCCCGTAGGACCAGTTTGCGCAGTACCCGCTGCCGTGGGGCCAGTAGGGCCGGTGACGCCTGTAGGGCCTCCTCCGGGGCCTGTGGGGCCTGTTACGCCGGTAGCACCGGTTCCAGCACCAGCCAGACCAGTAGCACCAAGCGGACCAGTGCTACCCGTGTTACCAGTGAACCCCGTTGGACCTGTAGCGCCGGTACCTCCGGTGGGGCCAGTAGGGCTAGGACCAGTCGGCCCACCAATGCCGCCGACATTGATCATGTCAACGACTTGCTTAAGGACGATGCCGATAGTGTTCAGGTCATAAAACCTGGAACTACGGATTTGAAAACCAGCCATTTGACCTTTGCTCCATACCCGCTAAGTTAGCAAACGGGGTTCAGAATTTCGTTCCGTGTCGCGTAGCACACGATGCTTAAACTATCCTAACGGGCAGCTACCCGACGCCACCTTGGATCGGTACCCTTCCGGGGCCAGGGGTATGGCCAACGGTAGCGGTCTGCGGCCCCATGTGGTTGGTTGCTAGCGGTCTAGGCTGCCCGCCCTGCGCGCGGGCGGCAGCTTGCGCCGGATTAGCCGGCGGACCATGCGGGGCAGAGGGTTGGCCTGGACCGCCCGGTCCCGTACGCTGCCCACCGGGCTGCGGTTGTGCCCCGCCCATGGTGACAGACGGACCTTGCGGCGGCACGGGGCCAGGAACGGGCGGCATGCCCATCTGTTGGCCAATGCCGGCAGCGGTGAGGTCCTTGGTAATCTGCTGCACGCCGGCCTGCACGCCGGCCATGGCGCCCTTCTGAGCGGCTTCGCTGACGGGTCCGGCAGCGGCGGCTTGCTGTTCCTGCTGCTGCATCTGGTCAAGCTTGTCATCATCGGGAACGATCTCTTCGCCCACGAGACCAATCGTACCAGATACGGCCCTGAGAACCTTACCGCGGCCACTAACGCCCATGATCTTCTGGTCGAGGGGATTGGCGGTCGCCTGCAAGAACTCGATCTGGCGTTGCCGTAGCGTCTCGCGCTGGATAGCCACGTTGACGCCTTGGACGGAGACATGCTCCTCGCCGGTCAAGAGCCCGCTCTCATCCGTAAGCAGTATGAGATCAAACAACTGAAGGAGGGCAGGTTCCATCACCTCCCGGTCAATATTAGCGCTAACCGTCTGCAATATCTTGGAGGCGTTGCCCATTAGCATCGCCAATCCACTAGCCGTTCTACCGGCATCGCCGCCGGCTTGGCCACCGATGTACTTCGGAATAGCTGACACATCGTCCGCTACATCCGTTAGATACTGTAAAACCTTGACTAGCTTCTCGCTGTTATCCTGTGGCTGGAAGAAGCCAATAGGCTCGCCCTTACCGGACGAAGGGTTCAGCATGTTCCTGCGAACGTGCCACCGTTTCCACGGGAACAAGTCCTCGCCGTTCTCCAGAGGGTCCACTTGCTCATCGTCAATCCAGACCTGAGGGCCGGACGCGATGGATAGGTTGTTCACCAGGGATCGTAGCGTGGCGTTGGCGGCTTCCTGGATATCCGTCAAGAGATCGGTAAGACCATTTCCAAGGGGCGTGCCGGGCACCTTCTCAAAGCTCGTAATAAAATACGGGTGCCGCATTCTGGGGGAGGGGCTAAGTTGAGCCTTGATGACATGGGAACCAATGCACCACACTTGCACATGGTAGTCCCGAAGCTCGTCCGGGACGGCAAGGCCGTAGTCCTGCAAAATCCTTCCTTGGACGTTCCCATTGAACTCCATCATAGACAGCATGCCTGACCGGTTCCAAGCAGGGTTCTCCCGGCTTTCTAAGACCGCTCTTTCGGCATCGGTGGTATCCCAGTTATCGTACAGGCCACCGCGGCCAAACTCGTCAAGAACTGCCGTAATCTCGTCGCTGTTATAACCCGGCAGGTCCATAAGCTCGTTCAGTTCCGCACGTGTTATCTGCTTCTTTTCGATGATATTGGCATTATCGATGGACGAGACGCCGGGGGTCCACCACAGATCAAAAGGTGACACTCGTTCCCACGTCAACGTGGGCTTCATCTCCACAGTTGGTTTGCCTCCTTGTGGAGGCCAAGTGACAGTAGGTATAACGCGCACAACCGGTCCCTTAATACAAGCGAAAGGAAAAATTGGAATATCAACCAAGAACTCAGCGAGGGCATGATAGAACCCTCCTTCTCGTAAAAGTTCATCAATCTTATCCTCACTATCGGTGGCTTGATCAGATGCTATCTTCTTAGCGGCATCCTGGGCGCTATCTAGAAGCGCCATCTTGCGCTTCTGCAAATCCTCGGGACTGGGGGGAGCGCCTAGCTGCTGTTGGACCATCTGAGCCTCCCCCTGCATCAACTGGTCGATCTTCTGAATTATATCCGGGGGGATTTCAGGATCGGGGGGAGGCTTCAAACCCCAAGCCCGGTCGGCGCCCAGGTAGATATCCCGAAGAAGCGAACTAGCCGCCCGGCACTTCTGGGCGATCATCCGCATGTAGATTTCGCTACCGCCCCACCGCCGTATCTGGTGTAGCTTAGTTTGGTCGTACTGCCCGTTAAAAGCCCGCAAGGCTACCAGAAGCCGTTCAGACCACCCTTGCTGGGTGTTCCGGTGGTTCCTGAATATTTCATATTGGCTTTTGATGTACCCAACCAAAGACGACACGTCGCCTTGGCCCAGCATGTCGGAAGCTTGCTGTTTAGCCTGTGCGGCCATACCGGCGCGTTTCTGATCTTGTGCATCAAGTACAGCCGGTGGGATGACCTGAATAGCGCCGCTTTGACCTAGTTCCATAATTTTCTGTTAACGCCAAGGAGTTACAAAATTCTTCATGA